TTGTGCTGATCGCATTCATCACTGGCGTGATGATATTATCTTTCACAAAATTGATTGCTGTCTGTACCGCACTTTTGATTGTTTCCCATACGCTTATGATCGTATCTCGACAATTTTCCCAGATAAACCGGAACGGTACGGTTATCAATTCAAATGCGGCTTTGATAACTTCCACTATGAACATGATCGCAACCTGAACCACATTCTTTATTGTTTCCCACACATTAGACACGACATCTTTTACAGCATTAAAGATTGTGCTGATTGTATCGTGTACGGTCGTGCAGAACGCCGTCACGTTTGTAACAATTCCATTCCACACCGTTGTGCAGAATGTTGAAATCCCATTCCAGATTCCTTCAAAAAACGAAGATATTCCGTTCCAGATTCCTTCAAAAAAGGTTTTCACTCCATTCCAGACAGTTTCCCAGTTAGTTCCAAACCATCCAAGAAAAACATCCGCTACGCCTTTGACTGCTCCGATTATTGTTGAAAAATATTCTTTCAGACCATCCCAGACGCTTGAAAAAATTCCTTTTACAGCTTCCCACGCACCAGACCAGTCGCCACTGAATACAGCAGAAAATACATCCCATATTCCAAGAATGACATTGAAAGCTGTTTGTAATGCGATTGCAATCGTATTGAAAGCAGCTTCCAACACTGGTGCAAGTAAATTACAGAATCCGTCCCAGATTGTTTTTATTGCTGACGTCACATCACTGAATGTAATTCCCAACGCTGACAGTCTTTCACTGATTCCTGCCGCAAATGTCGTGAAGGCATCTTTGATCTTCTGCCAGATCGCCGTGATCGTATTTCTGAAATCTTCATTCGTATTCCATAAGTGAATAATAACCGCCGTAATTGCTGCAATCGCTCCCACTACAATCGCCGCTGGTGATGTAATCAATCCCAGTGCTTTCGTGAATACCCCTGAAAATCCGCCTGCTTTTACAAGCCCGGCTGACAGCGTTCCAAGTGCGCGTGATACATTTGCGCTGAACGTGATCACTTTTCCCAATCCCATCAGCATCGGTGCAAGTGCTGCCACAAACATTCCGATGCGAAGAATTGTTTCTTTTTGTCCTTCGTCCATTGCATTCAGCTTGTCCACAAAGTTCTGAATATGTGTCACAATATCACGGATTTTTGGCATCAGAATTTCCCCGAAGCTGATAGCAAGTTCCTGAAGCTGCGACATCAGGATCGTGATCTGTCCCTGAAGATTGTCGTTCATTGTGTTTGCCATCTTTTCAGATGATCCGTCACAGTTGTCGATCGCTCCTGCCAGCTTTTCAAAATCTTTATCTGATCCGTTTATAATCGCCAGCATTCCGGACATTGCATTCTTTCCGAACAATGCCGCTGCTGCCTGTGCCTGTTCCGCTTCTGACAGTCCGCCCAGTTTCTGACGCAACTGTTCCATCAATTCACGCAACGAAAGCATCTTACCGGAACTATCTGTCAATGATATTCCATACTTATCCATCGCAGCCGCAACAGTATCTGTTGGTTTTGCAAGGTTTGTGATGGCTCCTCGCAAAGACGTTCCCGCCTGACTTGACTTGATACCTGCATTCGCCATCAAACCGATCGCAAGTGCAGCATCTTCTGCTGTGTATCCTAACGATCCAAGAACCGGGGCTGCGTATTTAAACGTTTCCCCCATCATCGACACATTGGTATTTGCATTCGATGATGCTGCCGCCAAAATATCAGAAAAATGACTGGAATCTTTTGCCGAAAGTCCGAAGGCGGTCAGGGCATCTGTTACGATGTCAGATGTCGATGCAAGATCTTCACCTGATGCTGCCGCAAGATTCATGATGCCCTCCAAGCCGTCCATCATGTCCTGCGTCTTCCATCCAGCCATCGCCATATACTGCATACCCTGTGCAGCTTCTGATGCGCTGAACTTTGTTTTCGCACCCATTTCACGGGCTTTTCCTCGCAGTTTATCAAGATCCGTTCCTGTTGCTCCGGAAATCGCTGATACTTTCGACATTTCACTGTCAAAATCTGCTGTCGTCTTAACAGCCGCAACTCCAAGTCCTGCGATACTGGTCGATAACGGAAGAAGTTTCTGCCCTACACTCGTTAATGTGCCGCCAACCTTTTCTGCTTTTGCTGCATATCCGTCAAACGGCGCGCGCGCAAGTTCTGCGTTCACATTTTTCAGTTCCGCTTCCATTTCAGTCAGCGCAGCTTTCGACTGATTCACTGCCGCTTCCTGCTTCGTGATCGCTGTTTCTGTTTTTGTGATCTGGCTTTCACTGGTGGACAGCTGTGAAGACAGTTTTTCATATTCCGCCTTCAGCTTCTGTGTTTCTTCGCTGTCTTCGCCTGTCGCTTTCGCACTATCTTCATATGCTTTTTTTGCTGCTTCAACCTTTGTCTTCAGCTGATCGTGCGCTGTTTTTTGCAGTTCCAACTTCTGTTTTAAGTTGTCATACTGCTGTCCATTCTGCTGCACGATCCCCTTTTGAACATCTATCTTCGATGTCAGTTCGGTCACTCTTGCACGCAGGGCGTCCTGCGCGGATCCGCTTAACTTTGCTTGTGCCGCAGCCAGCGAATGCTGTGCCGTCAGGTTTTTCATTTCTGCTGCTGCCTGACGCATCGCCTGCTGATACTGCGACGTTTCTGCCCTAATCTCAATTAAGGTTTTAGCCATGTTTCGCGTTCCTTTCTTTACTTCTCATCGACCGTCCTAATCTCGAATGCCGCATGATCCAAAAGGCTCATGATGTCCGCTTCCATGCACTGCTGATATGAGTTTTTCATAAGATTGATACAGATCTTCACTATCCGATCCACATTTTCCCTGCATATCTTCCACAGGTTTTCGCCCGGATCTTCATCGTTGTATCCATTTTCTTCGTCATATTCGTCGAAAGCAGATTTTTCTTTCTGTATCTTTTCAGGATGTTCTGGATTAAGATCCAGAAATTTCTTCGTGATCACATCCTGCATCATGAAATGGATTTCTTTCACAGCTGACAATACATCTTCCGGATCTGCTTCTTCCACCTCCCGCTGCCTTGCTCCGAATACTACCATTAAGATCTTCGTATTCGCTTCAAAAGCATCCCTGATCGAATCACTGTCATTCCGTTCCATGATTTCCGTATATCTGCGATACATTTCCACTGAAATCGTCGTGCAGACATATTCTTTGTGTCCACACGGCAGAATCAGTTCCGGCATCACTTGCCATTTGTAAAATTTTTCGCGAAGTCTTCCGTTCTTTTATCAACCTTTTCACCCACTGACACATCCATCAGTGCAAATTCCATCACGATCGAATCTGGTGTCATTCCGGTTTCAGCATCCAGCATGTCATCTGTTGTGAACTGGTTTCCGTACATTTCAACAATAACGTCCATCATATCCATGAACTGCTGTCTTGTGTACAACGCCCGTTTCGCTTCTGTGTCCATAATGCTGTCGCGCACTTCCAGATAGCGCAAATATGCCATCGTGGACATCTTCTGCGGCATCGTATATTCTTTGTTGCCGATGATAATTGATCTTTTCTTTGTTTTAGCTGCTGCCATTTCTTTTCCCTCCTGTTTTATGCTGCATCCGGTTTTTCCTGAACTTTTGAAAACCAGTCTTTGATCGCTGCCGCCGCTTCTGTATGTTCCGTAAGAAGATTGCTTTCATCAACGCTGCATTCATATCTTCCATCCATCTGACGGGCATAAAAATCGCCCTTCAATGTTGCTGTCTGCGTTGTTTTTGTTTCCCCTTCTGTTTCGTAATTGTCTTCAAATCCCTGACCGAATCTTCCACAGTACAGCCATTTGAATTCATACTTACCGTTCAGCTTCTTTGCACGCCATCCAAGCGCAAGTTCCGGTGCTTTGTCATCCTTTGTCTTGATCAGGAAGCCTTTTTCATACAGATGTCCGAACACCTGCGACTTATCCTGCGGTGCCAAACTGTTCACTTCCAATTCCACGCTTGTCCCTTTGTATGACATATTTACGTCTTCAACTGAATCATCACTGTAAATTTTTTCAGTTTCAAATTCATCGCTGATCTTTCCTGTGATCGCGCGTGCCAGCTTTGACGGTGTTTCTGCCGCGTATTCTGTTTCTGTATTCGTTGTAACTTTTGCGATATGAATATCTCTGAACGATACAGTCCTGCTTCGCACGATCTTTTCTTTTTCTGCTTCCATGTTTATTCCTCCGTTTCCTCTGCTTCTTTCAAAATTAAAAATCGCATCGCATTGATAAAGATCCCCGTATCTGTTTCAATCTGATCATTTCCTTCCTGAAATAGAAATCCGTTTTCCTTCATCAATTTTTTTATTCTTTTCACAAGTGCCTGCTGATCGCTCCGTGACCAGATATTCACTTGTATGCTTGCTGCTTCAATTTCACATTCATCATCTGAATGTGCATCTTCTGTGTCTTGTAGCTTCCACAGTGTCACATGAAGCCGTTTCAGGCTTTCGTCATACCATCCTTGCTGTACGATTGTTCCTTCATCTGAAATCGGCTTCAATGCTGCCGCCGCCAATCCAATAACATCCACTGTTTTATCCTCCCAGTTTTTCGTTCAATGCTTTCTGGTACTCTTGATCAGCTATCATGTGATATTCGCTTTCGCACTCCGATTTCGTATTATTCAGGAAGTCCCGTGGCGGCATTTTCGATGTCCCCCACTCCACAAACTTCATGTAAAACCAGTTTTGCGCGTCGCCATTCAATTCCCATCCGACTTCGCCTTTTTTGGTCGTTACCTTTTTAGGAATGTTATCCCGCGCATGTCCCGGCGGTCTGTATCCATTCCGTCCTGACTTTGAATTGTCAGCAGATCTTGCCATGTGTGCCTTCATCTTCGGTTCTGTAATATCGGCGGATCTCTGAAATATTTTTTTATTGATCGCTCCGATTTCAGCACTTGACGACAGGGCTTCCACGCCGCGCTGTACTTCTTCAAATCCTTCAAATCGGAACGATATTTCCATCTCTGTTTCCTCCTGTCAGTCGCGTCTGTTGGCTTTCAGTTGCACATACTGCCTGTCATTCTGTTTGAAATCCGTTGCATAAATGTCATATCTGTCGCCTTCAAATTCGATCAAGAAATCTTTTGCATGTGCTTTAATCTCTTTTATACGTCTGCAATATCTCACTTCAAATACGATTGCATTTTCCAGTCTGACATCAAGTGCTTCATATAATTCCTGCCCGTAAAGGTTTCTGATCTCACACCATGCTTCATAAAACAGTGTCGGTTCTTTTTCCTGCTGCCGTCCGTTTTCCAGACTTTTGTTTCGCTTATAAAATTTGATCCTTGCTGTTGCCATGCTATCCCCTTAACGTTTCTTTCAGCATCATTGACTGAATCGCGTACCTGATGCGTTCCGTTGAATCAGATGTGATTTTCCCGTTGTTGTACATTCGATCCCTGTGATCGTATAATTCCTTCACATATGAACAGATTAGTATTTTCTGCCTATTTGTTGGCTTTTCCGGATCGAATGACGGAATCAGTTCCTTCATTTCGTCGATGACAGCATCATGCATTAGTTCGATCATGCTGTCATCGTCTGTATAATCGACGCGCAGATACTGCTTCAATTCCTTTAGGTTCATATCATCACGCCCCTTTTGTGTTAGCCAGCCACAGCAACGCTGATTTCGCCTTTAACAACCGCAGTTTCATCAACGGACTGAACGTCAAATCTGTCACGAACCTTGATTCCCGTCAGATCCTTCGCCCACAGATCTCCCGCTTCAGTAGAAAGTTCGATCGTCATTTTCTCGCGGTCGAACAGGGTAACAGCTTCCTTCAGATCTCCCATGTATACCGGATATTTGTAACCAGTCACATCGTTTTTGTCAGATCCCGATCCGCCTTTTAATACATTTGTGCTTTTCAGCGTCTTATTGCTCACAACCTTTACCGGATACTTGCCAAAAAGAAGTGTCTTTGTTGCATCTGTCGGATCCGGCTGCATGATGTACTTGCCGTCCTTATCCTTCAGTTTGTCCATGTAGTTAAAGCCATCCTGATTCGTCAATACAATAGAACTTACTGCAATCGCCGGATCCAGCTTCACGTTGAATACGTCTTTGAAATCATCAAAAGTCGCAACCGCAACTTCTTTTCCTTTTGTGATCGTGTTAATCACATTCAAAATTGCAGCATTTCTTGTCGCTCTCGACTTCTTTGCGATCCATTTATTCAGGTATGCAAGGATATTCACAGCAGTATCCTGAAGCAGTTCGCGTGTTGTCTTCAGAATTCCCCCCTTTTTCTTGATTGCATACTTGATCTGTTTCAGGTTCGGTGTTTCTTCCTCTTCAAATTCTCCGCCTTCATCCACATCGCCCCAAGGTGTACTGTCTGCATCAACCTCGATCACACGGGATCCACTCATTGTTGCTACTTTTTCAACATTGACGTACTGTTCCAGATCGTTTTCTGTACGGCGCAGTTCAATGATGTCTGTGCTTACATCCTCCGGAACCGTAAACCCTCCATCCTCGTCTTCGCCTTCCTTCATCATGTTTTTAAAGCTGTCCATGATCTCCTGATCTTCTTCCGGCATAGCACGTTTACGAAGACCACATACGATCCTGTTTACAAATGCTTTGCACACCTGCGCTTTGCTGTACTTTTTAGACTTCTGACCATCTTCAATTTCCTTCACTTTCCCATTGTGTAAAGAATCTTTGATTCCATCGTCATCGTCTTCTTCCATTTCCATCAGCATGTCGAATTCTTCCTGCATTCCACGAAGTTCCGCCATCTGATCCTTCATTTCCTGTGTTTTTCCCTGTCCCTGAAGACCTCTGATCGCATTTTTCTTGTCATTGATCTTCTTCAGCAATGCCCTTGCTTCTTTGCTCATTCTGTTTTCCTCCTTAGATTCCGAAAAGTTCCATTTCTTCGATGATCGCTTCTTCTTCGGCTGTAATCTTCGCCGTCACATCATCTGCGCTTTGTGTTTTAATGCCTTCCGGTGCTTTTTTGAAATTCTCCATCATCCAGCCAACACAGGCGGCGACCGCCGGACGTTCTTCGATCTGCACATCGAAGATTTCCTTTGCTTCCTCTGCCGTCATCCATGTTTCAGCATTGATCAGATCTGTGACCTGTTCTTCTGTCACACCTTCTTTCACCCGTCCCATATATATGTCCGTGATGCTTTTCTGACATTTATCCAGTTCACTGATCAGCCGCTGAAAATCATCCGCATTTCCATACGCCCATGACAACGGTTTGTGAATCATGATCTGCGCACCCGATGACATTACAATCGAATCACAAGCCATCAGGATCACGGATGCGATCGACGCAGCCATTCCGTCCACGATGCCTGTTTTATGTCCGGTATGCCGTGATAAAATGCTGTGAATCGCTATCCCGGCAAATACATCACCGCCGCCGCTGTTGATGTACACCGTCAGTTCTGCCCCCGGTTCAATCTGATTCATAAAGTCTGATATGTCCTGCGGGCATGTATCTTCATCGCACCATGCTTCCCATGTTGAAGAAACAATGTCGCCGTATATATACAGATCCGCTGCATTATTCGATACATTTCTGAATTCCATAAACCCAGTATTTTCAATCTTCTTTGTTTTTGGATTTCTCCGTGAAAAATTGAATTTATTCTTCATCGTTTTCCCCTCCTTCCTGCGATTCTTTTTCATCAGGTTCTGTTCCGGTCGTGTCTGCCCGATCTCCTTCTTCCGGATCCTTCTGCGTTTTCTGATCCGTTTCCAGCTGTATAGGAAGCACGCTTTGCTGCTGTGCATTTCCTGCTTTTTCGTACTGCTTTCCAACTTCTGTGATCGGAATATAATTTCCGTTCACGATCAGCTGATCGCCGCCTTCTGCATCCATCAGATCCAGTTTTCGTCGGCATTCATTCACTTTTTGAATTCCGTTCTGGACACCTGTTGCGAAAATCTCCATCTGTGTCTTGCTGTCAGTTCTTAGTAAAACTTTTTCGTTCAGTTTGTAATATTTTCCTTCGCTGAAAGCTTCTTCATCTGTCAATAACTTATAATTGACTTCTTCTTCGTACTGCTTTAACACAAAAAGCATCGTATCTGTCAGGAATGACAACTGCTGCATTTCGCTGTTGCTGTACGAAGATTTTGTATAATCATTGATCTGATTCGGCTTGATTCCGAATGCAGCTGCAATCTGAAGTGCTGAATATTTCTTTAATTCGATGAACTGGCTGTCCGAAAGTTTAATATCCAGCGGCGTCAGTTTCATCCCAAGTGGAACCGGAATGATTTTTCCGGCATTTTTTGCACCTGATCCGAATTCTTCAAATGCCTGCACCAGTTTTTCTTTCAAATCTTTGTTCAGATCTCCTGTGTATTCCAGCGTTGCTTTCCCAGTCAGTCCGCTTTCATATAAACTGTTCAGATAGTCCTGTGATGCCGCTGCGCCCTCCACAGTTGTCTTCAATATTGCCTGCACAGGAAGCCCCGTAATACCATCCAAGCTGTGTGATGTCTTGAAATGCAGGACTTCATCTGTCCCGAACACATATTGCTGCCCGCTGTATTTATCGTTGTAGACGTACCAGATCTTTCCCCTTCCTCCGAAGTATCCTTCATCATCCACTACGATCTGCACGCAGTTCGACGGCATGATCCACAAGTCCATGACTTTGTATTCTCCGCCGTATTTTTTTCTTTTGAACTTCGACCTGACATATACATACGCATTTCCGAAGTGGTTTCGGTTCATCTCCACAGCATTCCAGAAAGCTGTGGGCGTCATAAATGGATTCGGTCTGTTTTTCAGCAGTTTCGCAACATCCGACAGTTCTGGTTCAATGATCCCTTTGTCTGTTTTTTGATAATATTTCCACGGTATTTTTGCCAGCGTTTCAGACATCATTTTCAAGCATGTGAAGTACGTTACTTCCGCCATCACATCCTTGTTTTTTCTTTTCACACCAAGCCATTCAAGAAATGATTCTTCCTTCATCGCTGGCGATGTTTCCACGGTGAAGTTCATTTTTTTCGCAATCCATCCTTTGAACTTCTGCCATACATTCAACCTGCATCACCCCCTCGCCTGTTTTTTCTTGCTTGCTTCATATAGTTTCAGCCATTCTTCGACCGATTCTGCTGTATTCTGTTTCACTTCACCTTTCATTGCAGCTGTCCATGCGTCAATAATCGCATCTATCACGTCGATTCGTTCTGTCTGATACTCTTTGTCGATCTTGATTTCTCCGAAACTGTTGGAAGTTGTCTTTGCATTCGCGATCGACCATTTGATCATCGCGTTTCCATCGTGTTCCACATTTCCGGATTCAATTTCAAGTTTGAAATCAACCGTTGCATCATTCAGTGCCTTTGCTGACTGTGTTACAGCCACGCTGTCGAATCCCAATGCTTCCAGATCAGTCAGGAAAGCTGACGCATTATGCGGATCGTAAAGAATAAATTGCACATCCAGTTCATAATCGGTGATGATTTTTTCCAAGTAGGTTAAAATATACCGATAGTCAGTTTTTACCCCGCCCATCGTTTCTGTTACCGTTACAAGTCCGTCGCGGATCCATAAGTCATATTCCGTCCGGTCTGTTTTGATATGTTCTTCAACCCTTCTTTTCGGTATGAAACTGTGTGCATGAACAAAATATTTTCTGACATCATCTTTCAAGAACGGAAATACGATCGCCAGTGATGTCAAATCTCCACCAGCAGAAAGATCCAGTCCCACATAGCACTTCTGTCCCCGAAAATCCTCTAGTGTCTTCTTTGTTGCGCCATTTTGCCACAATTCCATGTCTTTCAAATAGACATCATTCGTCCATTGAATCCACATGTTCAGCTGTTTCACAATGAAATCGCGCAAACTGGATCCGCCCATTTCTTTCGCTGTTTCAGCAATCGGAACCATGTTTTCAAGTGCTTCCGGATCATATTGCAGAATCGGATTCGCCTTGATCCAGTTCTTCGGTGTCCACATGTCGTCTGTTTCATCCATTTGTGCGATGTATATGAACTGCGAATCATTGTGTGCAATGCCTTTCAGCACCTTCACGCAATATTCATACAATGCATAACATGGTGACTTCAGATCGAACCCTGCTGTCGTGATCACACTGATCAGCGCAGATTTCATCTTCTTGATTCCGCCTTCCAGAAGTTTGTACATCTGGTCGTTTTTGTGTGCATGGTATTCATCAACAATTCCAAGATACGGGCGGAATCCGTCGATTGACTTCGTATCTCCTGAAAGTGCCTTTATTTTGCTATGTGTCAGCAAACAATCTATTGTGCTGTTGTGTTCGTGGACGCAGAAGCATTCATCCAGATCAGGATCTGACCGGATAAACTTCACAATTTCATTGAATACGATCAGCGACTGATCTTTTTTCGTTGCTGTGCAGTATATCTGACCGTATTTGTACTTCTCAAAATTTCCGTAATATGCAGCCAGAATTCCATTCAGAAAAGATTTACCGTTCTGTCTTCCAAGTTGCACATATGATGTTCGGAATCTTCTGTGTCCGCCTGTTTTTGTCCGCCATCCGTTCAGATTTCCGAGAATAAAACACTGGAATGCGTAACATTCGACCTGTTCTTCCTCTTCGCCTTCTGCGATGGTCAATGTTTCAGCGAATTCAATGATTCTTTCCGCCTGCTCCACATCAAAATAGTATTTATATGGCGCAGCCTTTGACTTTTCGATGTCGTCCAGATGACGCTTGCAGGCAAGTTTTACCAGATCCCCGGCAATTATTTTTCCCGCAAGGACATCCGCAGCGTACTGTGTCGTTCTGTCCTGCATCGCATCATCACGCAAACTTGTCTTTAAATTTGTTTGTCTTCGGTGCTTCCGGTGCTTTTGGAATAATCAGGCGGCATCTTGACGATACTGTCAGTCCAAAATCTGCTGCACCCTGTCGGCACTGTTTGAAATACCTGTCCTGAATGATCGCCAGACGTTCCACCTGACTGTTCACAACCTCATGTTCTGCCATGATCGGATTGCCTTCTGCATCTTTTTTCCCTGTGTCATATGCCACAGTTACCATCAGCGGCTGCTTTGCGATCGTTTCTGTCACTTCTCTGTATTTCTCCTGCGCGATCACTAACCGCGCCAGTGCTTCCACGTCCAAGTTTGAAATCAGGTCGATCGCCCGCAGTTCTTTCACCGTTTTTCTGAATGCCTTTTTCTGCGTAGCTGTCAGGTATGACGGCGGCGTCACTCTGTCCGACGGTGCTTTCACTTCCGTCCGTTCTCTTTCTGCGATCTCTGCCTTTGTCAGATGTTTCTTTCCTTTTGCTTGTACCAGCGCGATCGGCTGTCGTTGTCCTGCCATTATATCGACCTCCTTTCCCGCTGCTTTTCCTTGCGGATTGTGTCAGAATCTGACACATGACCGTTTGCCCTTATATCTGAAATTTCCGTGGGGAGTTTTCTCCACAGAATAGAGATCGGAAGAGCGGT